TATGCGTATGGCGGTGTGTCGTTTGCGGATGCGAGTTACGATGCTTCGATTGCGAGTACGAATGTCGGCTCGCGTCTGGCCTTCCGCGGGAGGATCGTGAAGGCGGTGAGCGTCAGCGCGTACAAGGCGATGAGCGAGGTGGCGTAAGCGGAAAGCGGAGCGCGGAAAAGCGGGAGCGAAGCGACAAGAACGTGGCAGTACCGGCGTAAGCCGGTCGAAAAAATTTGGGTTTTTCGGGGTGTGGCTGGTGCTGCCATCGTTTTTGCGGATGAAATTTGGCTGATTTTGAGGCATATCGCTTGGAATGGCTGGAATATGAGTAACTTTGCAGACTGGTAGAGTTTCCCAATTGGCCGTGTGGTCTATCGCGGGTACAACAATGCGAATGCGAATGGCGGTGTGTCGAATGCGAATGCGAATAACGATGCTTCGAATGCGAATACGAATGTCGGCTCGCGTCTGGAAATCATAAGAATCGGCGTACAGCAGCGGGGACGTGTTCCTCAGGGCGGTGCCGAGGGAAACGAGCCACAGCAATCCTGCTCCATGGGCAGAAAGCTGAAAAATCAAGTGTCGGGCAATAGAGTTTGGTAGGCTGGCGACAGCTCGAAGAAGTTTGGCCCGGGGAAAGGAAGGCCCATATCTTCCGTAAACGAAAACAGAGAACCCTATGCGCAGAGAAGGCTACATAATGGAGGAGGTGACGGACTACGGCAATATGTCGGAGGCGTTTGACGCTGTGCTGAGAGGTGACAAGAGGAAAAAGAGTCGTGAAGGCCGTTATTTGATGGAACATCGTGAAGAAGTTATCATTGAACTTACGGCCAAATTAAAGGACGGATATTTTAAACTTAGTGCCTATCGGGAGCGTATTATCTACGAATATGACAAACGCCGTCGACTTCAAATTCTTCCCATGTATGATCGTATAGCTGTATATGCCGTGATGAATGTGGTGGACGCACATTTGCGAAAACGCTTCATACGGACTACTGGGGCGAGTATCAAGGGACGCGGCACGCACGACCTGATGAAGTGTGTACAGCGCGACCTGCAGGCGGACCCAGAAGGAACAGCATACTGCTACAAGTTTGACGTGAGGCGTTTTTACGACAACGTGAAGCCAGAGTTTGTGATGTGGTGCTACCGCAGGGTGTTTAAGGATGAGATACTGCTGACATTATTGGAGCATTTCCTGCACCTTCTGCCCGAGGGCATCAGCTTTGGACTGCGCAGCTCGCAAGCGTCGGGCAATCTGTTATTGTCTGTTTTCTTAGATCATTATCTGAAAGACAAGTACGGCATCAGTTATTTCTACAGATACTGTGATGACGGTGTGGTGCTCGGTAAAACGAAAGCGGAACTGTGGATGATTCGTGACATCGTACATGAACAGCTTCAGCAGATAGACCTGGAGGTGAAGCCCAACGAACGGGTGTTCCCGACTGCGGATGGTATTGACTTCTTAGGTTATGTGATACGACCCAACAGCGTAATGCTGCGCAAGCGTATCAAGCAGAAGTTTGCGAGGAAGATGCGCGAGGTGAAATCGAGAAAAAGACGGCGCGAACTGATAGCATCCTTCTACGGGATGACGAAACACGCCGATTGTAACAATTTGTTTAATAAATTAACAGGCAAAGAAATGAAAAGTTTTAAGGACTTAAATGTGGCTTACAAGCCAGAGGACGGCAAAAAGCGCTTCGCGGGTACTGTTGTGAGCATCCGTGAGTTGGTGAACATTCCCATCGTGGTGAAAGACTTCGAGACGGGCATAAAGACGGAGCAGGGCGATGACCGCTGTATCGTGTCCATTGAGGTGAACGGCGAGGCACGGAAATTCTTTACCAACAGCGAGGAGATGAAGAACATACTCGCACAGATTAGAGAAGTGCCGGACGGCTTCCCATTTGAGACAACGATCAAAACGGAGGTGTTCGGCAAAGGTCGAACTAAATACGTTTTTAGCTAAGATGAAAAGAGCACAAGGAAATGCGGAGGTGAAGCTGCTGGAATGCGTGAACCCCGTAAAGAACAAATGGCGCATCCGTTGGGATGTGCAGAAGCGTGATGACGGATCTGCAGACTACATGGAAGCGGAACTGACACACAAGCCGACTGGCGAGGAGATAAAGAACCTCGTAAGGACATGGTACAACGAACAAGCGGATGCGGCTATACTATCTGGATTCAGTTATGACAACGCCCCAGTGTGGCTATCGCAGGAGAACCAGTACAACTATAAGGCAGCATACGACTTGGCTGTACAGACGGGCGGAAAGACACTGCCGGTAATATTCAAGTTCGGTACGGACGAGAAGCCAATGTACCGCACGTTTGAAACGCTTGATGATTTGACGGATTTCTACACGAAAGCGGTGAAGTATATCCAAAATGTACTGACTGATGGATGGAAAAAGAAAGATGCCATTGATTTGAGCAAGTACGAAGCGTAAGAAACTTTCCCTCGGGGGAGGAAGTAAAAAAGCCCCCGGCCTGTTAATATAGACGCCAATCATTTATTAACACAACACCACGAGAGTGCGCAACCGGGGGCTGTATACCTCCTGCTGCACTCTCGTGGTTTTTTGTGTTATAAATGATTGGCGATACAAAGGTACATAAAATTGCTGAAAATGAAAGTCTTTGAGATACTGAATTTTAACCGCGAGCCGTTAAAAAGGCTACAACAGGCAGGAATACGCATCGAGGATGTGGAATATATAGACCTATATAATGACTACCGGGTGATGCTTGATGACGGCGACAAGGTGTCATATATAGTGGCTACGCTTGCCGACCGCTATCATGTGAGCGAGCGTAAGGTGTACACGCTTATCAAACGATATGGAAGCGAGTGCGACGCCCAGGTGTTCGGGGGGGGGTAAAACGCAAGGCTTTTGAAAACATGCTGCAAAAGGCTTGCAGTGTGATTTGCTCATGGCGTTACTCATTGATGCGGAAGCGTGGTAACTTTGCTGCGTCAAAACAGAAACGCAATGAACAAATACTATTTATTGTTGGGGAAGGTGCTTGCTGAAGGCAAGACCCAACAGAACAAAAAGGGCAAGATAAAATACTTGCTCAACGAGCAGCTGACGCTCACACCAGCAGATTTGCTCGACATATTTGAGAGCCACGGCATAGCCAGAAAAAAGCTGAAGGAGGAGCTGAAACTGTTTATGCAAGGTGAGCGCAGCGTGGAGCGATACCGTGAGGCAGGCATCGCATGGTGGGACTACTGCGGGCAGACATTGGTGAACAGTTACCCGACCTACATGGAGAAGCTGCCGCCACTCATCAAGCGCATCAACAAGGAGAAACGCAACAGCAAGAACTATGTGCTGTTCCTTGGAGCGACGGATGCAGAGAGTAACCAGGCACCGTGTCTGAGCCTTGTGCAGTTCCAGATAGAGGACGGCACACTGGTGGTATCGGCATATCAGCGAAGCTCAGACGCGAGCCTCGGACTTCCTTCGGACATATACCACCTTTATCTGATGGCTCGTCAGATAGACTTGCCACTGAAGTCGATTACGCTGAACTTGGCGAATGTACACATCTATGAAAACAACATTAACCCCACTGAACGACTGCTCGCCGGCGAGGACAACATAAGGTTTGAGCTGAACGTATGAGAGGGAAAATGCACATGGCTGCACCACTGCCATTTGTCGGACAGAAGCGCATGTTTGCAAAGGAGTATATCAGAATTTTGCCACAGTTCAACGACAAGACTTTGTTTGTGGATTTATTCGGTGGAAGCGGTTTGCTGTCCCATATAACAAAGCATTTGCGCCCTGATGCGACTGTGGTCTATAACGACTACGACAACTACCGTGAGCGACTGGAACATATACCACAGACAAATGCGCTGCTCTCAGACATGCGCGAGATTGTGGGTGACTTGCCAAAGCACAAGCAGATAAGTGGAAAGATGCGCGAGAAGGTGCTTGAACGTTTGCGACATGAAAAGCAAGTGGTGGGCTACATCGATTTTATAACGATCTCGGCATCGGTGATGTTCTCGATGAAGTACAAACTGAGCATCGAGGAGATGGAAAAACAGACCTTGTACAATAACATCCGCAAGAATGACTACCCGACGAGTGAGGATTATTTGGAGGGCTTGACGATTGAGTCGTGCGACTATCGTGAGCTGTACGAAAAGTATAAAGACGAGCCGAATGTGGCGTTTATCGTTGACCCTCCTTATTTGTCAACAGAGGTTGGGACATACAAAATGTATTGGCGTTTGTCTGACTATCTTGATGTGCTGAATGTACTCAAAGGAAAGCCGTTTATTTATTTCACTTCTGACAAGTCCTCTATCATTGAGCTTTGCGAATGGCTCGGCAAGAACAAAACGCTTGGCAATCCATTTGAAGGTTGTGAGCGTTTTGAGTTTAATGCACATGTAAACTATGATGCTGGCTACAAAGACATGATGCTCGTTAAGCCAAATGCAGCTTGATTTGAACATTGTTTGAACGCCGTTTGTTTGCCGTTCAAGAACAATAAAAGCAGCCCGATTTGGACTGCTTTTTATTGTTTTTGAGTGTCGTGTGCGCGAAAATTTTAGTACGTTTCGTTTTTCCCGATTTTTATACGTTTCGTTTTTCCAAACGAACACATTTCGTTTTGCCGGATTTAAATGGAACGTAATGTCACATAAAACACATCAGCATGTCTGCCTTGTCACGCTTGTACTTGAAGAAGCCTGTCCTCGCTTGCAGTTCCATGTCGTGGCACAAGTCACCGTACATGAACTCCAAGGACTCATAGATTGTCACCATGACGGAGTAGACATTTCCATTGGCATCCGTACTGGCATTCATCTTGTACATCCGCCCGAAATTAGGGTTGGAGAAGGCACAGCAGAACTGTCCGAACTCTGTATGTACGGAAGTCACCTTGTGGTAAAGGATGACCAGTTCCATCTGATCTTCGAACAGGTTCATCACCTCTTCGAGAGGACAAGGCTTTTCCAACTTGAAGTCAAGCAGGACATAGCCGTCTTCATAGACTGGCTGTTCCATGCGCTCCTGGTTGATAAGCTCTGGCAACTGCAATGGTGCAAGTGCCAGGAAGTCGTTGAGAAATTTATGCAGCATAACTATTGTGTTTATAATGAAGAAATGTATAGCTTGATGAACATATCTGGTAACCCGTCTGTCATATTCTTGTCCATCTGCAAGGAACGGCTAAGACAGGCGATTGTGCCTAAAGCATCTATTGACAGTTGCACCAAATCCTTTCGCTGATTCTCTGAAAGCATCGCCATTCCGAAGTCATCAATGGACAGGAATGGTTGCAGTATCATCCAAAAATAGGCAGTCCGTTGTTCAGCGGATGTAACCTTTCCACTCTTAATATCAGCAACGCAAGTCTGCGCATTGGCGATGATTCTTCGATTGGTACGAACCGCCATATATGCCACGGCATCCCTTGCCGGTAAGTTTCCTTTCCTTGAAGATTGAGCTATCATCTTGCACACATCTTCTGTTCCACTTGTTATATGCGAAACCGACACGTCGCTCATCTCGTATAGATGAGATAGAAATGTTCTGAACAGCCTATCCTCCGTTTTCAGAAAGGCGAGGAACTGTGATTGGTTGGCAATGCCTTCCTTCTTCACCTTCTCCAAGAAGAAATGATAAGTAGTCAAAATTCTTGTCTTGTCGCCTTCATATAAGGCAACAGTGTCCATGCTCTCAAAGAACTTTGAAGCCACTAAAGAAAGGCTGTCCGTTTCCTTCTTACCTTTATAAGGGGAGGCGTTCATCTTCAACAGGAGCACATCCTTGAATGTCCTTTGCTTGGCGGTAGCTATGCGCATGAACTCGTCACGGATGGAGTCATGGACATTGGAAAATTCTTCCATCGGAAACGAATGTGCCTTTTTGATGGTGTCTCGCATCAGACAAGCAGAAACCGAGTCTTCTAAAGTACGCCATTTGGATATTTTGTCGGCAAGGTGTTCCAT